ATTGACCTTATAGTATAACTAGTGTATACTATATCAATCAAGGAGACTTATATGTCAGGACGTTCATACGGTGCAGAAGAAAAAGCCAAACTCGAAAGACTTATTGCCGAAGGCAGTACTGTACTTAGAGAAATTGAAGATTTATCAGAAGGCTTAAAAGAAACTGTCAAAGCAGTTGCAGAAGAACTTCAAGTCAAGCCCAGTGTTATTAATCGTGCAATTAAAATTGCGCATAAAGGCAATTGGCAAGATCACAATTCAGATTGGGAAGAAATTGAAGCAATCTTGGATATTACAAAGCGAATCTAATGAATAATCTCTTATCAGGCATTTATAATTGGGCAAAGACTGATTATAAAGAATGGCCTACTCGATTTTCGTTAGAAATCGCGGCATGGTTTATGAGTTTAGGATGTTCTCTAACATTGGCGGCTGGTGCAACCGATCCGCTGTTTTTCTATTTGTATCCGATATTCATTTTACAATGTGCTATCTTTGGATGGGCGGCATGGACTCGTAAAAGTACAGGAATGGTGGCTAACTATATATTGCTAGTCACTATCGATGTCGTCGGTTATATTAGACTTATAAATATGTAAGAGAAGGTAGGCGTGGCCATAAACCGCACACTGGTATTTGCAAGCCGTAAATTGCATAGGAGAAAAATTTGAGTTATGTAGACGCTTGGTTCGACCGTAATGATGATATCATTAAAATTGTCGAACGCAACAAGAAAGGTGAACGTGAATTTAGAGACATTCCTGTCAAACACACGTTTTACTATAAAGACCCTAAGGGCAAACACCAATCAATTTACGGAGATCCACTTAGCAGGATTGTCTGTAAGAACACTAAAGAACTACGCAAAGAACAAGCTATCAATTCAAGTAAGCAATTATTTGAAGCAGATATCAATCCAATCTTTGTTTGTCTAAGTGAAAACTATCTTAACCAAGACGCACCTAAACTAAACATTGCGTTTTGGGATATTGAGGTGGACTTTGATCCAGAACGCGGCTATGCATCGCCAGACGATGCGTTTATGCCAATTACTGCGATTGCTGTTCACCTACAATGGTTAGACACACTAGTTTGTTTAGCAGTTCCTCCAAAGACTATGACTATGGCAGAAGCTAAAGAAGCTGTTGCTGAATTTCCTAATACATATTTGTTTGAAAAAGAAGCAGATATGTTAGATATGTTCTTAGATCTTATTCAAGATGCTGATATCTTAAGTGGATGGAACAGTGAAGGCTTTGATATGCCGTATACTGTTAACCGCATTACTAAAGCCCTAAGTAAGGAAGATACTCGCAGACTATGCTTGTTTGATCAATTTCCTAAACGCAGAGAATATGAAAAGTTTGGACGAGAATCTGTTACATTTGACCTAGTAGGTCGTGTACACTTAGATAGTTTAGAACTGTATCGCAAGTACACATATGAAGAACGTCACAGTTATCGACTAGATGCTATTGCAGAATATGAACTAGACGAGCGCAAGACGCCGTATGAAGGATCGTTGGATCAACTTTATAATCATGATTTTAAAAAGTTCATTGAATATAACAGACAAGATACGGCACTTCTAGATAAACTAGACAAGAAACTAAAGTTTATTGATCTTGCCAACACACTAGCACATGAATGTACTGTATTGTTACAGACTACAATGGGTGCTGTTGCTGTTACTGAACAGGCTATTATTAACGAAGCACATCGCAGAGGTTTCCAAGTACCTAATCGTCCTAAGATGGATGATAGAGAAAGTAGTCAAGCTGCCGGTGCGTATGTTGCATATCCTAAAGAAGGTATTCATGACTGGATTGGCTCTCTAGATATTAACTCACTGTATCCGTCAGCAATTCGTGCATTGAATATGGGGCCGGAAACTATCGTTGGGCAGTTACGTTCGACTATGACTGACGAATATATCCAAGGGCAAATAGCAAAAGGTAAAAGTTTTGCCGCGGCATGGGAAGGTATTTTTGGATCATTAGAGTATACTGCTGTCATGAACCAAGAGATTGGAACAGAAATTGCAATTGACTGGCAAGACGGCTCTAGCGATAAGCTAAGTGCAGCCGAAGTTTATAAACTAATTTTTGACAGTCACCAGCCTTGGGTACTAAGTGCTAACGGCACTATCTTTACCTATGAGAAAGAAGGTATCATTCCTGGATTGTTGAAGCGTTGGTATGCAGAACGTAAAGAAATGCAGGCCAAACTTAAAGAAGCAATCAAAGCAGGTAACAAGATTGAAGAAGAGTACTGGGACAAGCGTCAGTTGGTTAAAAAGATTAACTTGAACAGTTTGTACGGTGCTATTTTGAATCCAGGATGTAGATTCTTTGATAACCGCATTGGACAGTCGACTACCCTAACTGGTCGCGCTATTGCCAAACACATGGCTAGTAAGGTAAACGAGATTATAACTGGTGAGTTTAACCACGTAGGTAAAGCTATTATCTATGGTGATACTGATTCATGTTACTTTAGTGCCTACAAGACATTAGAAAAAGAAATAAATGCTGGGCAACTGCCATGGACAAAAGAAAGTGTAGTTCAACTATACGACCAAATAGGCGAGGAAGTTAACTTAACATTTCCCCAGTTCATGCTAGATGCATTCCATTGTCCAAAGACACGTGGCGAAGTTATCAAGGCAGGGCGTGAAATCGTTGCGTCAAAAGGTTTGTTCATTACTAAGAAGCGTTATGCAGTATTGTATTATGACAAGGAAGGCAAACGTGCAGATGTAGAAGGCAAGCCAGGTAAGATCAAAGCCATGGGCTTGGACTTAAAGCGCAGTGATACTCCAGAATTTATTCAAAACTTCTTAAGTGATGTATTAGAAAAAGTTCTAACAGGCTCAACTGAGCAGGATGTATTAGATCATATTAGCGAATTCCGTTTGCAATTTAAAGGCAGGCCAGGTTGGGAGAAAGGTAGCCCTAAACGTGCTAACAAGATTACTGAGTACGAAGCCAAGGAAAAGAAAGCAGGCAAAGCTAACATGCCTGGACATGTCCGTGCAAGTATTAATTGGAATACACTAAAGCGTATGATGGGTGACAAATATTCTATGAATATCACCGACGGTGCTAAAGTTATTGTGTGCAAACTAAAACAAAATCCAATCGGCTTTACGTCAGTTGCATATCCAGTGGACGAGCTTAGACTACCGCAATGGTTCAAAGACTTGCCGTTTGATCATGCTGAAATGGAACAGACTATTATTGATAACAAATTAGATAACCTTATTGGCGTATTGAAATGGGACGTTACTAGTACTGAAGAGAAAAACACCTTTAACAGTTTATTCGAGTTTTAATATGAAGATAATAATTGCAGGATACGGATTTGTTGGCAAGGCTGTTGCTAACTCTTTGAAAAAATCACACGAAGTAGTAATTATTGACCCACAATATACTACTAACGAAATACAATACCATCACGATGCAGACGGTATTATTATCTGTGTGTCTACTCCTAACACTGATAAGGGGTATTGCGATCCATCAAACATCATTAATGTGTTAGATCAAGTGCCAGTGTTTATGCCGGCACTAGTAAAGAGTACAGTTAGCCCAGGGGCGATAGATTCTTTAGAAGAGTTATACCCTGATCATAGCATTGTGTTTAATCCAGAGTTCTTGAGAGCTAGAACTGCTGACCAAGATTTTCTAAATCAAAAGTATATTATACTTGGAGGAGAAGATCCTGAATGCTTTTGGCAAGAGCTATTTTTGAACACACTTCCAAATTGTAAAATTGCGTTCAACTGTACTGCCAAAGAGTCGATGCTAATCAAATATTCAGTGAATAGTTTTTTAGCGTTGAAGACCAGCTTCTTTAATCAGATATACGATGTCTGCCAGAAAGAAGATTTAAATTTTGATGCTGTTAGACAGTTAATCAGTCAAGATACACGAATAGGCGGCGACCATACTATGGTTCCGGGTCCAGATGGTGAACGTGGTTGGGGAGGGCATTGCTTTCCCAAAGACACAGAAGCGTTTACATATTGGACTGACCAAATTGGTGAACCATCGACGCTTATTAAAACGGCAATAGAATATAACAAAAAAGTAAGAAAAACCTCTTGACTTTTACCGCAAACCTAAATATAATCATTAAACATGGAGACTAATATGAAAGATATTTTACAAGACCTAGTTGCTCACACTCATAGCCTAGGATTTTTACCGCTAGTTAAAATCAGCGGAAGTGATTCAGATACCGTAATTGAATCAATGGCAGAGGATCGGTCTGTAGTAGTTAACGCTAAGACACACAATGCCGTGCCAGCATTTGAAGGCACGTTTGGTATGCCTAACCTAGATAAACTTAACATTCATCTACGATGCCCTGAATACAAAGAAGACGCACAGATTGATGTTATTAGACAGACTAGAAACGGTGAAGAAGTTCCTACTGGCATTCACTTTGAAAACAAAGACGGTGACTTTGTCAATGACTATCGATTTATGAATTCAGAAATCATTAACGAGAAACTTAAAACTGTAAAGTTTAAAGGTGCCAAGTGGGATATTGAATTCCAACCTAACATGTCTAGTATTCAACGATTGAAGTTTCAGGCACAGGCTCACAGTGAAGAACCTGTATTCCAAGTAACTACAAAAGGCGATGACCTAGTATTCAGCTTTGGTGATGCTAGTACACACGCAGGTAGCTTTACGTTCCAAGCAGGTGTTAGTGGTAAATTAAAACAAACATGGGCATGGCCAGTTCAACAAGTTATGAGTATTCTTAACTTAGACGGTGACAAGACTATGCGTATTGCTGACGTAGGCGCATTACAAATTACTGTTGACAGCGGCATGGCTGAATACAACTACACTTTACCAGCTCAAAGTAAATAATGAATAAAAACTTAACAGCTACTCAAAACGACTATGCTGTGTTTTTGCCGGCAACTTCAGGATTCTACGCTACGTTTATAGGCAAACAACGCTATGGAAACTATGTAGATCCTGCAAGACTCCCTAGTGTATGGGGAGCCGGTATGGAAAGTTTAAACTATCTAGAACCTGAAAAAGGTGAGTTCTACTATAAGTGGTGCTTATACTCTGCAGGTCACGCCAACTTAGATCTTACTAAGAAAGACGATAGTGAAGATATGTTCCGCAACAGGGATCGTACAACTAGTTGGGTACTAGGCGACTCAGGAGGCTTCCAGATTGGTAAAGGCGTATGGGAGGGCGAGTGGAGAGATCCCACTGGTCCAGAAGTTGCCGCTAAGATGGCAGAGTGCATTGCCAAGGGTATTGAACTAGTTCCAGTAATAGATCCAACTGGCAATCATGCAATGGATAAGAAAGGCAATCTTAAGTATACTAAGATTGATCATGTTAAACAATATCAAGCAAGACTAGATGCCGCGCAAAAGAAGCGTGAACAAGTGTTAACTTGGATGGATAGTCTTATGGACTACGGTATGGT